CGCCTGCGTTGGTCCGTCGTGTCCGGCCGATCAGATCGCGTCAGAATCGTGCCGCCCCGACAGAGCAGCACCATCTACGCCGGCCTTCGGCGTTGTCCGCTCCATCGCATTCTCAAAAGCAGCTATTACGCGACCGGCAAATGGCCCTATTTGCGCCGTATGAATCCCACTCCCTCAGCACCAAACGACACTGAGAGACACCAGGCAACCTGGGCGTCTGGAAATTTTGAATGGTCGGCGCGGGTTGAGGTCTGCGTTTTTGTGGGGGCGTCACGCGCGATCTAGATCCACCGCTGGGTCGATGCGCCCGATATAAGGGTAGAGTGAAGTGTCCAAATCAAATCGCTCCAATGTCTTCCGAAAGGCGCGCGGCGGGAGCTTCAAAAATCGGAAGCGGCCACACTCGACCGAGGATCGCTTCGAGCTGCGCTAGCGTGGCCAAATTATAGGTTTGGTATTAACATCAAGCGTAAAGGGGAGCCTTCCCATGCCGCGTAAATCTGCGGCCTCGCTCAGCGTCGTTCCGCACGTTCCCGGGAGGGGCCGTCCAGAGCCGCCGGCGGATTTGGACGCGCTTGAGTCTCGCATCTGGCGGGAGGTGGTGGACGCGCTTCCTGGGCACTGGTTGGACACCGCTGGTCAGCTGATTCTCCGTCGTTTAGCCGCGCAGGCTGCAGTTTCGGAACGCCAGGAGGCACGCTTGCGCCGGCTACGGGCGCAGGATGAGGACGATAATGGTGAGGCCGCCATTCTTGCCAGTCAGCACGGTGTCACGGCCAAGAACGTTGCGTACCTGCTGACCCAACTGCGGGCCACACCGCGGGCACAGCTACGCTCGCGAGCCGCTGGCTCGCGGGCGGAGCAGACTCCTGAAGCTCGACCCTGGGAGATTCGGGCCGGTGCCTAGACGCAAAAGCAAGCAGGTCGCCGGGGACCAGGTCACCGCTGCTGACGTTATCGCGTTCATCGAGCGGACCTGCTTCATCCCCGAGGGCAAGTTCGTCGGGCAGAAGCTCAAGCTGTTCGATTGGCAGAAGGATTTGCTGCGGCTGATCTACGACAACCCGCGCGGCACCCGGCGGGCGATTGTCAGCATGGGGAGAAAGGGAGGGAAGACCTCTTTAAGCGCTTGCCTTCTGCTTGCGCACCTGTGTGGGCCTCCGGCGCGGAACAAACCGAACAGCCAACTCTACTCGGCCGCGCAAAGCCGCGATCAGGCCGCCATTATCTTTTCGTTGGCGGCGAAGATGGTCCGCCTTAATCCGGTGCTGGCGCGGGCCGTAACAATTCAGGAGACCGCAAAATCACTCATCTGTCCGGAGCTGGGAACTCGGTATCGGGCTTTGAGTGCGGACGCCACCACGGCCTATGGGCTCTCTCCGCAGCTGGTCATTCACGACGAGCTTGGGCTTGTTCGCGGCCCGAGGTCGCCGTTGTTCGAAGCCTTGGAGACCGCAACCGGCGCGCAGGAGAATCCGCTCTCGATCATCATCTCGACGCAGGCGGCGACTGATGCCGATTTGCTGTCGGTGTTGATTGATGACGCGCTGGCCGGAAATGATCCGCACACGGTGGTCAAGCTCTATACCGCGCCGAAGGAGCTCGATCCGTTCGACGAGGCGACCATTCGCTTGGCCAATCCGGCCTTTGGAACTTTCTTGAACGCCAAGGAAGCGCTTGCCATGGCGAACGACGCCAAGCGCATGCCGGCCCGTCAGGCTGAATACGCGAACTTGATTTTGAACCAGCGAATCGAGGCGTCCTCACCCTTTGTGACGCCGGGGTTGTGGCAGGCTTGTAGCGGCGCGCCCTTCGATCTTACCGGCCGCAACGTGGTTGGCGGTCTCGACCTGTCGGAGACGCGCGATCTTACCGCACTGGTGCTGGTCTGCAACGATATCCGCGATGCGACATGGCACGTACAGCCAACGTTCTGGCTGCCAAGCGAAGGGCTATACGACAAGGCGCGCGCGGATCGCATCCCCTACGACGTCTGGCGTGATCAAGGCTACTTGCAGACGACACCGGGCCCGTCGGTAAGTTACGAATACGTCGCGCAACATTTGCGGCAGGTATTCGACCAACACCACGTCGCGAAGATCGGCTTCGACCGCTGGAATCTCCATCATCTCAAGCCGTGGCTTCTCAATGCCGGCTTTTCCGAGCAGATGATCGCGGACAAGTTCGTTGGCTTTGGGCAGGGTTTCAAAGATATGAGCCCGGCACTGCGCGATCTGGAAAGCATTATTTTGGAGCGCAAGCTGCGCCACGGCGGCCATCCGGTGCTAAGCATGTGCGCGATGAATGCGGTGATTGATCGCGACCCGGCGGGCAATCGCAAGCTGTCGAAGAAGCGCGCAGCGGGGCGCATCGACGGCATGATTGCGCTCTTGATGGCGATCGGGGTTGCGCCAATGAAGACGACGAAGATCGATGTGGAAGCATTGATAGGATAGAAGCGCTGATGGGGGGACAAGGCAGCGGCCCACGCCGCTCGGCGAATTCGCCCAACCGCGGACACCGCGATTGGTACCAGCTCGAGCGCTGGCGCAAATTGGCCAAGGCGCAATTGCGCCGCGAGCCACTCATGCGCGGTGCTTGGACGCTGGGCGCGTTATGCCGGCGACGGTCGCTGATCATGTCGTTGCGCATGGTGGTGACTGGAACAGGTTTTCGCTCGGCGAACTGCAAAGTCTTTGCGCGTCATGCCATTCCGGAGGCAAGCAGTTTGAAGAGATACACGGTTATTATCGCGACATCGGCTTGGACGGCTTTCCGCTCGACCCGCGGCATCCGGTCTATCGCCACCGCTAGGCGGCTTCCGCGATTGATTTCGCGGTACTCAAAGTGATTTATGCCGTCAAAGTCTGCTCGCTGATAGTTGGTGGATACAAGACCAACGACCGTGCGCTTGCCGGGTCCAACGTGATGTTCCGCATGGCGTATCTTGTTTCGAGTCGATGTAATGCCATCGAACTGCTTGCCATTTTGAATAGGTGCCGAGTGTCTCTGGGGTACTGAAGGCCACGTCTAATGAGATCAATGCGGGCGCGAGTACTGGTAAAACTGAAAAATAACAAATCGGCCCGCTTTAAGTCACAGCGTATGAGCATAGCTAGGATATGGACGAACCACGACTCGGCATTCGTCCACATTTGTATGAGATTTGCGGATTCGACGCTGAAGTCGTGATCGACCAACGCTTGATCTTTTGGCTTCTTGGGCATGGCTAAAAACAGGGCTGGTAAGGAAGAAAATCATTCTGACGCATGGCAGCGCTTTGAGCGCGCTGTTGATGTTGTGGCAAAGTCCCCATCGCAACATCGCAAGACTGCCAAATCGCTTGGCAAGCATAGGTTGTCTGTGCAACTCTCTCAAGTTGAGGGAGGGGCAAATGGCGAAGAAGCGAAAAACGAAAGCCGCGACAAAGAAAACGGCGAAAAAGGCTAAGGCCCGTAGGAAAGCGTGGAGCTCAAGAGGACCGGCATGGTATCCGATCGACCCGAAGCCGCCGAAGGAAGCCAAGGGCTAACTGAGGCAGAGAAAATTCAATTTTCTCTGTTGCGAAACGCGACTTATCACGAGGATAGGGCCAGTTTCTTTGCGTTTTCGCACAGGCTTTTCATGTTTTTGGTCGTCGCGTTCGGCACTGGTTCGTTCGGCGCGTCGCTAACGGGTGGCGACGAAAGATGGCACCTAGCCATAACCGTATGTGCGGCAATTGCGACTTTGGCCGGTCTGGTCGATTTGCTTTGGAACGTGGACGGCAACGCGCGGGATCACACCAGACTGCGGGATTTGGCCGCTAGATTGGAAGCTAGTGAATCGCCGGCGCTACTAAGGTCCGAACTCTTGCGCATGGTCGGCGAAGAGCCGCCGGCGATGTATGCGGTGGATGCGCTTGCATTTAATCGGGCAGTTGATGCAATGGGGAGGCCTCCAGGGCAAAAATACTTTTTGAAAAACTGGCAAGTAGCCCTGCGCAATTGGTGGAGGTTTCGGCCAAACGAATTTCCCACCCTGGACGACATTGCTAAGGCAAAAGCTTCCGCTTCACCCTCCAACGCATAAAGCGCCTTGCCTGACGCTTAATTCGCACTGGATTGATGGACTCCACGAGGCCGTCGATAAGTCAGGCGCTTGTCTTTGATGCCAACCGCTAAAGCTTCGGCGCGCATCAAGACATGATGGGCGCTCACGCCTTTCTTTGAGGCCGTGAGCAGGAACAGGGCGGCCAGCCACTTTGAGAGTGGAATCTTACTGCGCTCGAATACCGTCTTAACGGTGACCGTGAACTGCTCGCGGCAGGCGTTGCATTGATAGACGCCCGGACAGTGCTTCTTGCCCCTTCAGGGCAGTCACGTCGTCGCCGGTTCGTTTGTGCGGTGATACGGACCCTAACCGAGAAACATCTTTTCCGCCGCCGGGTGGGGCTTTCCGAAGGTTGAGTCTGAAATGTACCCCCTCTGTGCCCAACGCCATTTTCGGGGTACATGCGTTTAGCTAAGTCTTTGATTTTGTGGCGCGCCCGAAGAGATTCGAACTCCTGACCCCCAGATTCGTAGTCTGGTGCCTTGCGGT